ATAAAAAGCTCACCTGTGAGAGAAGTTGATATTACAGTTGAAAATCTTATCAAGATTAAGAATTGTACACCAAAAGAGAAGAAGTTACGTGTAGCTCGTGATTTGTTCATGCTGTCATTCTATCTTGGTGGGATAAACTTGGCTGACTTGCTTGAAGTGGATTTCAGAAAAACGGATAAAGTAGAGTACATCAGAAAGAAGGCACGCAACCTAAAGCAAGGAGAGCAACGTATTGTGATAACCATATCCGATATTGCCAAACCAATCATAAGCGAGTGGATGAATAGCAATACAGGTAAGCTGGATTTCGGGTACAAGTTTACCTATTCCAATTTCTACAGGTACTTAACGAGATGCTTGAATACACTTGCAGATACATTGAACATCAATCAAAAGGTAGTGTATTACTCAGCCAGAAAAACCTTTGCTCAATTCGCTTCCGAACTTGGCATACCAGACGGAGTGATAGACTACTGCCTTGGGCACTCTGATAAAAGTAAAGGAATTATAAGGTATTATACCAAAGTCAAACAGAGACAGGCTGAGATTGCGATAAATAGGGTTATCGACTATGTGAACAATCCAGAGAAGTATAAAGATTACATAGAAATGAGAGCGGATATTATGATGATGAAAGGATAATCATGATATTTAATACTATCCCAGTAGTTGAGCCGCTACGGGGATTTTTTTGTGCCTGGACTAAACTTTTTCAAAACTCGTCAGTAACTACATCAGAATACCAAGCATGAGTTGTTGATGTGTGCTGATGAGCTTGTTATTCCTGAAGGTAGTCGTTAGGCTACCTTCTTTCATAAAAAATACAAATATAGACTATCATAGACAACTAATCACAAGATTTCTTTGTTTATTTGCTACGATGAAAAAGAATCTTCAAATACATAAGATTGATATATCTTCCAGTCTTCCACTTCCGTATGCAGATGAAGGTGTACGTGCTGGTTTTCCCAGTCCGGCACAGGATTATTTGAAAGAAGCTATCGACCTGAATAAAGAAATAGTCCAGCATCCGGCCACAACTTTTTATGCACGGGTGTCCGGAGATTCTATGCGTGATGAAGGTATTGAAGATGGCGATATTCTCGTTGTAGATAAATCGCTGGAACTGATTGACGACGACCTCGCTATTTGCTATATTGATGGCGATTATACCCTCAAACGCGTACGATTAGAAAAAGATGCCGCTTGGCTTGTCCCTTCAAACCCTAATTATCCCCTTATAAAAGTAACCCCAGAAAATGAATTTGTAGTTTGGGGAATAGTAACCTATACAATCAAAAAGAATCGGAGGAAACGTTGATGTATGGTCTTGTAGACTGCAACAATTTTTACGCATCCTGTGAAAGAGCATTCAACCCCTCACTGAATGGAAAACCAGTCGTTGTACTAAGTAACAATGATGGATGCGTAATTGCACGCTCAAACGAAGCCAAAGCATTAGGTATTAAGATGGGAGTTCCGGCTTATCAGATAAAGGACTTGGTAAAGCAATATGATATTGCCGTGTTCTCTTCAAATTATGTCCTATATGGTGACATGTCTGGGCGTGTTATGTCACTGTTAGCTGACATGGCGCCTGAAATTGAAGTCTATTCTATTGACGAAGCATTTCTCAATCTGGCAGGGATTAAAGACCTGCAATCACTCGGAGCAAACATTGTACGGAAAGTATCTCGTGGTACCGGCATACCTGTTAGTCTTGGTATTGCTCAAACCAAAACACTTGCAAAGATGGCAAACAAATTTGCAAAGAAGTACCCAGCTTACAACCGGCTGTGTATCATTGATACCGAAGAAAAGAGAATTAAAGCATTAAAACTGTTTGAAATTGGCGATGTATGGGGGATTGGTCGCCGGCAAGCGGCAAAGTTGGAAAAACAAGGAGTAAAGACCGCTTTTAATTTTACACAACTGCCCGGTTCATGGGTTAGAAAGAATATGACTGTTGTCGGTGAACGTACCTGGAAAGAACTGAGAGGAATATCGTGTATTGATATGGAAACGGCACCACCAGCTAAAAAGCAAATATGTACAAGCCGGTCTTTCGGTAAAATGGTAGAAGATATTGATACCATATCAGAGGCTATCGCAACTCATGCCTCCACTTGTGCGCAAAAACTTCGGGAACAGAAATCTTTCGCCCAGTCACTAATGGTTTTCATTCATACAAATAACTTCCGGGAGGATCTTCCTCAATATTGGAAGAATACAATTGTACAACTGCCGGTTCCTACCTCTGATACTTTAGAAATAGTGCATTATGCGCTGGAGGGATTAAGAAGAATTTTCCTTCCTGGATACCAATACAAAAAAGCAGGGGTTATCATCACTGAAATAACTGATAATGCACAATTGGGACTCTTTGATTCTGTTGATCGAGAAAAACGAGAAAGACTAATGCAAGTAGTAGATAAGATTAATGGAAAGTTTCAGCATCATGTCAAACTTGCAATACAGGGTTCAGGAAGAGATTGGAAACTTAAACAAGAACAACTATCTCAATGTTATACTACTGACATCAATGAAATAATAATCGTCAAATGTAAGTAAGCTATGTGTTTCCATAATTCCATGAGTGCTAAGGCAATCAAACTGGCTGCTCGATATGGCCGGAAGTCGGATGTAGTTGAGATATACCAAGACATTCTCAATGAGCAATATCATGTTAATGCTTTCAACTTTCCAAAATACCCAATAATCACAAAGAGTGATGAAGTTCAGGTTTTCAATTGGGGATTAATACCATTCTGGACGAAAGGCGAAACTAATGCTGACGAGATCCGGAGAATGACTCTTAATGCCCGGGCCGACACAATATTCGATAAGCCCTCATTTCGAGAGCCGATAATGAAGAAACGTTGTATCGTACCATCAACTGGTTACTTTGAATGGAGACATGAGGGAAGTAAGAAGATACCCTATTATATCTACCTGAAAGATGAGCCTATTTTCTCTATGGCAGGAATATACGATACCTGGCTGGATAAAGTGACTGGAGAGGAACATACAACATTTTCCATCATAACGACTGGTACCAATCCTCTCACAGATTATATCCACAATACTAAGCACCGTATGCCGGCAATCTTATCTCCAGAGGATGAAGGAAAATGGTTGAATCCAGACTTATCAAAAACAGAAATATTATCTTTATTGAAGCCCTATGATGCAAAACTGATGGACGCCTATATTATAGAGAATGACTTTATAAAAAAAGCACCAACAGATCCATCAATTTTGCAAAGATCATAAAAAAGGACGGTTATTCCGCCGTCCCTTCTACAAATTCTTTCAGCCTATACAACCGATTAATAGCTGCATTATAAAAAGCATCTGGATAGTGCTGTTTAATGTCGTTGATATTAGCACGTACATAAATACTGGTGTCAGTAATATGTTCAGCTTCACTAAGTACTACCTCTTTGGGTAATTGTGCGTTCTCAGCCCATTTAATGATAGCGTTCACGCTTTCTTCGTCGTAATTGTATGCCATATTGTTTTTGTTGCAAAGGTAAATCATAGCTAGGAAAAGGCAAAGAAAAAGGCAGCTTATTCGGCTGCCCTTACTCTTTTAGATGTTTCTAACTGGTTTATCTTTCTGCAAGCTAATATCATGCAATTCATTAGATACATCATGCCCGTTTAAGAACAAACACATTGTATCAGTCATGTTAGCTACAAGAGACAAGGAAAAATTTGCAGGAGCCTCCATTGTAAACAGCACCTCTTTTTCTTTGATATTGTATTCAACACTTTTAAAACCAACCATGATAGATACAAGCTTTGCACATCTCTCTACGGGAACGACACCACTCATGAGTGATTTTCGTTCAATTCTAACACTTAATTTCATTCGACAAATATAATAGAATAGCAAGAGATAAGAGTTGCGTTTTTACAACTAAAACCTGCGGAAATGCCACAAAAAAGCCCCGACGAAAGGCGGGGCGAAACATCATTTACTTATTAAAAACCATTTACAAAATCTACAAAATCGTCTAATGGCAAGTATAGAAATATCATTGTATGTCAGTATGCTTTGATAAATAAATATCTCTCAAATAGATACTCATCAATTTTACTATAGATTGAATAGAAAGCTTTATTTCTTTATTCGTACCAGAAGCAGGGTCTAATAATTCTATTGTATCAGGAGAATAATAGATAAATTGTTTTATATCAGTAAACATTTCATGCCCCATGTTTCTAAGAAGAAATCCTAAAGCTTCTTCTTCTACATCATAAGCCGTCATCGGATTTATCTTCTCTAATTCTTCAATTAGAAAATCAATGTTATCATCCATCGTTTTTTTAGCCGAAGATTTCTCAAACAAAGCATTGCCAAGCGGTGTCATCTTTAAAGGACTTGCTTTCTTTGCCAATTTATCAATCATATCATTATCAAATTTCATTAACCATTTATTTATCTCAACAACCATGTCATTTGTGGATGAAACAATGCGTTGCAATTCTTTATAACGCAAATCAGAGTTTCTAATATCATCTTTATGCTTTTCACATGGCAAATCATCAACAGCTTTTCTAGTTGATTCTAACTTAGTATGATATTTTGATATTATCCACGTAGCTATGACTGCTATCAGTATAACAGCAAACCATGGAGCATGGTTTAATAAATAGGTCAAAATTGGACTCATAATCGTGCTCAGTATATACTTGTCAATTCAATCAATCATGCGAATCTTTTGCAAATTAAACGTTTTAAACCCGAAAAAGCCCACTTTTTCCTGTTTTTTTATTGATTTTACACAGAAAACATGCAGAATACGCAAAAAAATGGCACAAAAATGAGATTTTAAAGCAGGAAAAAAACCGAAACTTCACCAAGCACCGGGGTAATCACTTATCAATGATAAGAACTTCTACTTCTTTATAACAGACTACCACTGGAAAAGGCTGTAGCTAACACCTATGCCTGCATATATACCAGATGGATAGCCATATCCAACCTGCAACCCAATTCCCCAACGTTTCTTCTTGGGTGTGATGGTATGATAAATATCATTCGTCACCGTTTGATACACTGTACGTGGAAATATCTGCAAACTATCTAACCTCGGCCGATATCCGCTCACCCATGCCCGGTAAAGACTATCCTCGTAATAAGCCTGCTCACGATGAACAACAGTGTCGCCGATACGCATAGTATCTGTTAACCGGAAAATCAACAGAGGCGCCATAGGTGGAGAGATAAGTAACGTATCAACCTTTACAACAGTCTTTATTTTTGTCTCGGTTCTGACTTCTGCCGGCAAAGGCTCGTGCGGACGGAACCAAGCAACCACACAAGCCACCATCAGCAATATGGCTAATATCCAAGGCAGCTTCTTCATAAGCCCAGATATTTAACGATACCATCAATATGAATCTGCGCAACTGTCTGTTTACCTTCCGTGGATAAAAGGTATTCTACATCCTCCTTGTTATCCTGAAAGAAATTCTCAGTGAGCACGGCCGGACAATTCGTGTTCCGGCAAATAGCAAGGTTCTGCTGCCAATACAATTGGTCGGGCATTGGCTTACGAACCGGTACCGGAATACATTCTGCTACTTCAGCCAAACATTCAGCCAACTTCTTGCTATTACCTGATGCATTATTAGAAACGAAAACGCTCCATCCTCTTGCATTCATCCAGTTAGCACCGGAACCGGCTGCATTACAATGAATAGAAATTAGGATAGCTTTCTTGCCTGTCTCTTTATAGATATCATTCGCCCGCCTGCATCGCTCAGACAAAGGAACGTCCGTATCTTCTTTCACGATTCGTTCAGCATCAACACCTTTTTTACGTAAACCGAAAATAACCATATCGGCAATCTCTCTTGCATAGGACCACTCTATTAACCTTCCGTCCGGTGAGTGCTTGCCTGGAGTATTTTCCCCGTGGCCGTTGTCGATCAATACTTTCATTTCTTTTCCTCCTTACTTTTATTCATATATTCCACTACCGCCTGTGCTATCTCTGCCGGATCAGCCTTGTGCTTCGCTATCTCGGTAGCCAATGCAGCTACTTGTTTCATCTCTTTGCGTTCCTTCTCATCTGCTTTCTCATAGATGGATTTAACCTCTATAGCTGCTACTCCGAAAGCTCCCAGCAAAGTAATAAACGGGAAAATAGGTATATGGTAATCATAGTAATTATCCAGATACCAGACACCAGCCATCTGCATACAATCAACTACGACCAACGCAAGCAAAGCATTGTAATATCTCGCAACCTTATTCACTGTACGTTTCCATCCGTCACTCGAAATCTTCTCACTACGTTGTTTGGCTTTCCTGATTCCAGCCCACAAATCGAAAGCTATAAAGAAAAGTGGCGTCAACAGGATACCGAACAGCATCCAGGCCACAATAAATAATTCATCTATTCCTTTCATTCTACACTCTATTTTAAATATTAATACTACCTTTGTTATCGCAT